GTCTATCACAGCCCAAGCCAGCGCAGGGAGCGCAAGGGCGTCGTATCGACGGGCAGAGTAGGGGAGGTAAACTGATGATTAAGGCGTGTGAATATAAAACGTGCTGCAACTTTTTCTCGCTGGGGCGGAAAAAGAAATTCTGCTCGACGCGGTGTAACTTAAACAGCGGTCGGCAGGCTTGGCAGCTTCGCAACGCTGAGAAGTATAAAGAAATAGAGCGCGTTCGCAAAAAACGAAAATATGATGCAGATGATGCGTACCGAGACAAGTGTATCGAGCGCGCGAGTAAATCCTACCACGCACTGACAGTTGAGCAGCGCAGGCAGCGCAGCCAAGATCAACGTGATCGAGACTTGGATGCCCATCGCGACTATATGCGAAGCTACATGGCCGAGCGTGCGGGAAACGATATAGACTTTAAACTTAGAGGCGTTCTACGGGCGAGAGTTAGAGCCGCGATTACGCGCACCGGAGGTGACAAGTCACACAAGACAATGGGACTCATTGGCTGCTCAATTGAGCGCCTACGCCAGCACCTTGAGGCAAAGTTCACAGATGGCATGACGTGGGACAACCACGGCGAGTGGCACATAGACCACATCAAACCTTGCGCAGCATTTGATTTAACTTGCGAGCGGCAGCAGCGTGAGTGCTTTAACTACACAAATTTGCAACCATTGTGGGCGGTTGATAACTTAACAAAGGGAGCGAAGTGTAATGAGACGTAAGTGGACCGGAGACCCGAGAGATTGTTTCTACAAAGATATGGAGCAGTTTATAAACGTGCAAGAGTTTGCCTCTCACGCTGAGCGCAACGACATTCTGGCATTCTATTGGCCAAACTATGACGCCGCGCCGTGGCACTTGCAGGCTATGCTCTACATCAACAGCGACGAGGAAACAGAGCTGAACTTCTGGCCACACAAGTCAAAGGGTCAGTTCAAGTATGAAAAAGCCATTGAGCCAATGAGCGCGTTCTTCGCAGAGCTGTCAAAAAGGGTAAAGCAGGCCAACGAAGAGGATGATTTCGATGTTATCGAGTAGTGCGTCAGTGGAAAATTTCAGTGACGCATGTGTGACGCGCAGTGACGCATTGCTGAAATTCGGTCAATTTGTGGGTGATTCGGAAATCAAGCAAACCCCTTATTTATATAGTGCGTCAGTGGATTTGCTGAATTTTCCTACGGAAAATTTACCTCCAGTGACGCACTTTGTCAAGGCGCAGGTCTTAAAAAGAGTTCGCAAAAGCGAACACTCTCTTTTTTTGAGACGACCAGCAGCTCCACTGTCCCGCCTTCCTTCGCTGGCGCGAAGTCGGGCCAGAGGCGCAGCTTTGCGTCCTAACTCCTGCTGGCAGGGTTATCAGGGTTTACGGGAGCTGGTCCACAATGGTTAAAAAAGCAAAAGCCAAGTCTGATAAGGCTAAAGCGGCGATGGCCAATCGTGGCACGTTTGAGAGCAAGCATACGAACTATGGCAAGCCAATCCACTACAAGGTAGCAGCAGCGGTCGAGCCGTTTAGCTTTGCGTCAGCAGCGGCGGCTAAGGTGTGGGGAGATACGCTGGTTGATTGCGTGCCGCCAGCATACGCGCTGCGTTACCGTGAGCTGAGAGGCCAGCTGGAAGCCGCAATGGTCGCGGAAGACTACGCGCTGTGTGTCGAGCTGGCCACAAGCCTGATTAAAGCGCTCAAGGTGATGAACGTGAAGGCAAGGCAGGATGGACATGAGCCGCCAAAGGTTGACGGGCATATAGCCGAGTTTAAGGGGAAGACATACTGCTTCCTCGCCAGCGGTGATCTGGCAGCTGTCAGGCGCAAGTATCCAACGTGGGCCGTGTATCATATCAGCGAGGTCTGCGCCGTCATGAGCGTGCGCACAGATGAGATGATGGCAGCTGTGACGAAAGAGTTTGCCGGGGCGAAGGTTGTGGAAGTCCGGGTGCTTGATGATGAGATTAACTTTGAACCAACAGGAGAGTGAGATGACGAAGAATGTACGCACAACGGTGCTGGAGGAAGCCATCGGGCTGATTAACGGGCCGAGACAGGCTCACTATGGGACGCCGCAGGAGAACTTCGGTGCAACGTCGCACATGTGGTCAGCCTATCTGGGCATCAAGGTATCGCCCGGCGACGTGTGCAGGCTCATGTGCTTGCTCAAGCTGGCGAGGCTGCGCAATGGGCCGCATCACGACAGCAGCTGCGATGGCGCTGCATACTTGGCGCTGGGCTGTGAGCTGGATGAGGGTATGCTTGACGTGCCGACAGAGCAGCCTTAACGTAAGCAGCAGGCAGCGCATCCTCCCGCGCTGTCCAACTTGCCCTCGACGGTTTTTTGCATCCAGTTTGTCCGTCGGGGGCATTTTTGTATCTGAGGTAAACATATGTCGCACAGGATTAGAATGAGCCTTGACGTAGCGTGCGAAGATGATGACGCAGCGGAGGCAGAGTTTACATGGCTGGCAGAGTACGTTGCGGAGCGGCTCAATCATGGAGCAGACATGCAGCGCATCGTGCAGGCAATGGTGGAGGCTCTACTTGAGCTTGGGGAAGATGCAGGGCTGATGGCCGGGGTGAATGATACCATACACTGAGCGAGGCTGTGCGTGAGTGTGAGGGGTGAAGCTCTCCGCGACACTGGTTGGCATCGACGCGCCGGGTGCGCTCGCTTAATTGAACAAGCGTTCAATTACAAGTCCTCAATACTACATGTTGTGTTTGCTGGTGCTGGCGCAGTTAACAATAACGCCGAAACAAGCTAAGTCACTGTAAACATTAGCGGCATGACTTTACATATGATGGATTATGGCATTTTTCTGTTAAACGACACTCAAAATAGCCCTCCCCGGTCAATGTTTCGACGGGGGAGTGTGTGTGTAGTTTTCCGCACACACGCTCGCGAAAAAAATGTTGACCACCTATTCCAAAACAATTAACTGTTAAGCGACACCAGATGGAGGATATGTCAAATGTGCAGTAATTGTGATCGAGATGATGTCATGTCGCGCGGGCTTTGTTCGGCCTGTTATATGCGTGCGCGCCGCATTCAGCAGAAGGGTGGCTTAGAGTTTCGCCGCCCGCGTGGTGAGAGCGAGGCTCTAGCGCTGGCGAATAAGCAGCTCTGGCAGCATAGGTTTACGAGCAAGATTGATGTGTCAAGCGACGGCTGCCATGAGTGGACGGGCGGCAAGACGAAGGGTGGCTACGGTATGTTTAATGCTATGGACCGCTCGGTCTTGGCTCACCGAATGGTTTACCGCCTCGCGGGCAATGGCTTCCATGATGTTGTGATGCACACATGCGATAACCCGAGTTGCTGCAATTTGGCCCACCTCCGCGGCGGTAGCTACAAGGACAACACGGCTGACATGGATGCGAAGGGTCGGCGTCGGCCCGGACGCGCTGACCACTTGCGTGATCGAGCGAGCCATCCTCGCGCTCGCGCAGTATTTACGCCGCTGGGTGAATTTGCTTCTGCCGCGTTGGCCGCTGACGCGCATGGGCTTGCCGCTGGCACGGTTCAGCGAAAGTGCCGCGATGGTGAGGCTGGGTACGGTTACATTTAAGCCCCCCCGGCCCCCTCTTGCCAACCGATGCTCACTCAGAGTAAAATTTAAAAAAACGGGAGTTACCACGATGGCTGGGAAGGCTTTACGCAAGCGCATTTTGGCTGATGTCGCCAAGAACGGCGGCGCTGAGTATATATTTGATCGCCTATCGTCTGGCACTACGCTGACGGCGATGGCGAAGGAGTTTGAGTGCAGTCGGGAATATTTGCGCAACAGTTTGCATACTGTGCCGGAGTACAAGACGGCGCTGGAGAATGCCAAGTTGACGGCAGCTGACGCGTTGGTTGAGCAGGGCTTGGAGATGGTTGACGCGTTAGATGGCGGCAGCTCAACGCAGGAGATTGCTGCCACGCGTGAGAAGGTGCAGTGGCGCAAGTTTATGGCTGGCTCGTATAATCAGGAGCGTTACGGCAATCGGCCTCAGACCAACGTTACGATTAGCGTGAGCGACATGCACTTGGACGCGTTACGCAAGGTTAATGCTGACTTGGCTCAGATTAACGCTGAGGATCGCCAGCGTGAGGCGATGGCTATTGACGCGGATTACGAGGATGTCACAGATGAGTGAAGCTAACCCGTTAGAAGAGTTTGTGCTGCGTTACCGTGACGACCCTGCGTTGTTTGTGCAGGAGGTGCTGGGCGCTACTCCGCACGATTATCAGGCTGAGTTTCTGCGGGCTGTTGCGGACGGTGAGCGCAAGGTGAGCATTCGCAGCGGCCACGGCACGGGCAAGTCTACGTCGGCCAGCTGGATTATGCTTTGGTTTGTTTTGCTGCGTTTTCCGAACAAGGTTGTTGTTACAGCGCCGACCAGTGGCCAGCTGTTTGATGCTTTGTTTGCCGAGCTAAAGCGCTGGATTAATGAGCTGCCGCCGCAGTTGAAGGTTTTGCTTACGGTTAAATCTGACCGGGTTGAGTTGAACGCGGCCCCAAGCGAGGCTTTTATTTCGGCTAGGACAAGCCGTGCGGAGACGCCGGAGGCGTTGGCTGGGGTTCACTCGGAGAATGTGCTGTTGGTTGTGGACGAGGCTTCTGGTGTGCCTGAGAAGGTGTTTGAGGCTGCTGCTGGCTCGATGTCTGGCCACGCTGCTACTACGATTTTGCTGAGCAACCCGACGCGTTCATCTGGCACGTTTTACGAAAGCCAGACGCGGATGGCTGACAGCTGGTGGACACGGCGTTGGTCGTGCATAGATAGTCCGCTTGTGTCTGACGAGTTTGTTGACGAGATGCGCGCAAGGTACGGCGAGGAAAGCAACGCCTTTAGAATCAGGGTGTTGGGCGAGTTTCCTATGGCGGATGACGACACGATCATTCCGTTTCACTTGGTTGAGAGTGCGATCCATCGTGACATTGAAGCAACGCCTGACGTTAAGCCGATTTGGGGTTTAGACGTTGCGCGCTTTGGCACGGACAAAACTGCGCTGTGCAAGCGTTATGGCAATGTTGTGACTGAGATTACCAGCTGGCAGGGCTTGGATTTGATGCAGACAGTTGGCCGCGTTATGGCCGAATACGAAGGCTTGCCGCCTTCTATGCGGCCTAGCGAGATACTAGTTGATAGTATTGGAGTTGGCGGCGGTGTGGTTGACAGGCTGCGCGAGCTTGGCGCGCCAGTCAGAGGCATTAATGTTGGCGAGGCTCCGGCTATGGGCAAGACTCACATGAACCTGCGCAGTGAATTGTGGTTTAAAACAAAAGGTTGGCTTGAGGATCGGTCATGCAAGCTGCCGAAGGACGACCAGCTGCTCGCGGAGCTGACTGCGATTAGATACAGCTTTACATCGTCAGGCAAGATGAAAGCTGAGAGTAAAGATGAAATGCGCAAGCGTGGGTTAAAATCGCCTGACCTTGCGGATGCGCTTTGCCTGACAATGGCTAGCGACGCTGCGACTGCATTGTCTGGTGCGATGTCAAGTTGGAAGCAATCTATTAAACGCAACTTGAAAGGTATTGCTTAAAGGCCGTGCCGGTTTGTGTATGAGTATTTTTCTGCTGCTTTTTTTCGAGCTGCAATTGCTTCCTCTTTTTTGTAAAAAAAGCCAACGTACTTTCTGCGACCCTTAAAATTTATTGTTGCGGCCCATTTTTTATTATTTTTCAACCAAGAAACCCCAGTATGCCCGCTGGTATTGTCTTTTCTTTTTCTTGAATTTTTTACGTTAACGGCTTGGCTAACATCTCTTAAATTTTCAATTCTATTGTCGTCTCTTATGCCGTTTATATGGTCTATTTGTTGCTCTGGCCATTGGTTAAAATAAATTGCCCAGCACACGCGGTGAGAGGAGAATGTCATATTAAATACCTTTCCTCTTTTATATCCATCTGGGTTGTAAACTTTAAATGCTTCTTTTCCAGAATATTTTTTGTTCCAGCCAAGGCAACTTTTTTCAGCGTTTAATTGACTGTTGTCAAACATGTCTGGGGTTCGTTTCCTCCAATACAGTTTTCCCGTTTTGCTGCTGTACCACAAAACACTTTGCAGTTCTTCTGGCGTTGGAATATTTGATTTATTCATAATGGCCTCCCACTAAGATTGTTTTTATACTATAATGAGCGCGCAAGATTTATAATGTCAACCTAAAGGTATTGCATGAAGCCAGTTCCGTTCCACAAGCTGTCACCTAAGATGAAAAATATCCGCATGAACCAGTGGATTAAATCATACATTGGTCGAGGTTTAAGTTTGGAGGACGCTCAGCACGCAGCAAGGTGGCGCGCTGGGCATTGGAAGCTGAGTGCGCGCATGGAAAAGATCATGGATGACTTGGGCGAATTGTGATATGCGGCTTGGATAGCCATTTAAAAATAAATGTGCTAATGTGCAGAAAAGCTAGAGGATGATGACATGAAACCATGTAAAGGTTGCCCCACCCCCGCGGCGTGTAAACGTGCTGGCAAATGCCTTGCGAAAAAATACGGGAAGTAAGTTTTGGTTGGATTGCTAAGTCCATCTGACTACGCTGGCTATGCTGACGAGGGTCGCAGGCTTGCCGTTGACGTGCCGAATGTCACGCCGATGGACGCGGCTCGCTTTATAGCTGAGGCCACGCCGATCATTGGCGACGCGATGGCTGCCAAAGAGATTTACGACGAGGCCACGTCAGAGAACCCTAACTGGGCGATGGTCGGCGCACTTGGCGGTGCGGCTGTGTTGGGTTTATTCCCCGGCATAGGTGACGCGGCTGCGAAGGCTGTTAAGTCTGGTGCGCGTGGTTTACTTGATACGGCCAAGCGCGTTGAGGTTGATCCCAATGCGATGGGTTCGCTGCTTGGTAATGTGCGGTTGAAGCCGAAGGGTTTGACGAAAGAGGAAGCCCCTCTTATAGCTCATCACAACATTGACACAAAGGGCGTGATGGCGGCGGCAGAGATTGGCGGCATACCCATGCCGTCCTTAGCTATCTCAAACGCAAACTTTCCTCTTGAGGAGTATGGAGACATTAGTCTCCTACTTGCCCCAAACAAGATTGCCCCTAGTCGCGACTTACCTGTTTGGCCAAACGATGCTTACACTGGCAGGCAGAATAAAGGCTTTATTGATTTTGTAGACGAGGACGCAGCTAGAGCCGCCTTTAGGAGTGACCCTGACTTCGGGCATATGGGTAGCAACTGGATGGACAGCACAAGCGGTTTTGACGATCAAGACTATATGGTGCGTGTCGCTCAGTTTGGCAAAGCAAACAAAATTGCTGATCCTAAAGACTTTGACCAATTTCGTGATTACGTAAACGAAGTTCAAAGGAAGTCTGGTGAGGCTCTGTATGACACCGAAAAGGCTCTAGCACCTTACGGCGGTTTGACAGACTATGGCGAAGTTCAACGCATGATTCATCCAGAAGAGCCTTACACGCCTTCTGGCCGAAGGGTAAATCCAAAGCCTTATACCATTGAAGAGGCTTACAGGCGGATGAATAAAGCCAAAGCATTTGAGGCTGGTTCGGAAAATACATCTAGCGGTGGCACTCTTCGGGCTATTTCATCTGATAAGTTTAAAGACCTTGATGAGATTAAGGCCAGCAGAGGTTTGTTGCGCCCACTTGATAATGACATGGCCGATATAAAGGAATCTTTTAATAGTGACGTTTATTATGCTATTGAGGATTTGGCTCAAAAGCACTTTGGCGGCCGTCACACTTTAACGCAGGACTTTCTTGTAGATTTGGCCAGAGGCAAAAATGTAAGTTATGCAGACGCAACTCCCGAAGCAATTTCTGCTGCCAAAGATGTGTTGGCTGGCTTTAAAAAAGAAGTAAAGGGTATGCCGACAGAGTATTTTGAGGCCAAACCACGGTCAGTTGCTCAGTTGCGTGATTTTGATGCGGCTTTGGTTCCTCAAGGCAATACAGCTGCTATTGAGAAGTTAAAGCGGCAAGGCGTGCCGGAAATTATTGAATATAATGATGAAATTCCCGGAATGACCCGCGCAGAGAAGATTAGGCAAATGCAGAAATTGCTGTTTAGCGGCGCTATGGCCCCCGGCGGCTTACTAGCCTTACAAGAAATGCAAAAACGTGCTAATGAAGAGCAACAAAGGCAAGGATTGTTACAGTAATGGCAATTACAACTTACGCAGAGCTAAAGTCTAGCATCGCCAATTGGCTTAACCGCGACGATCTTACATCGGTTATTCCTGATTTTATCAGTTTGACTGAGGCAGGCATTAATCGTGACTTACGGCATTACAAGATGGTCAACCGCGTTGATGCTACGCTGGACAGCCGCTATGTGCAGATGCCTGCTGATTGGATTGAGACTGTACGCTTTGGAATTACATCTGGCACAACGTATCGCCTTGAGTTGATTTCGCGCGATGACATGCTTGAGTATCGTGAGCGCAATTCTGACATTGCGGGTCGTCCGCGTTTTTACGCAAACATTGGCGATACGATTGAGGTGTTTCCAACGCCTGATGGCGAGTACACAATGCAGCTCCAGTATTACGCAAAGACGCCTGAGTTGAGCGACAGCAATGCTGACAACTGGCTGCTGCGCGATGCGCCTGACGTTTACTTGTATGGAGCGTTAATTCAGTCTGCGCCCTACTTGAATGACGACGCCCGCGCTGAGACTTGGGCTGCGCTTTATTCAGCTGCAATGCAATCGCTGCAAAGGGCGTCAGATGACACTCGATTCGCTGGTTCTGGCATCCGTATGCGCGTGACTAGCTATTAGACTAAAACTGGTGTATAACGGCCACAGATATATCTAACGGAGAAATCCATGTCTTTAACAAATGCTTTTGAGACAAGTACACTTCAGTATTTGTTGACAACTGGTAGCGTAACCCGCCCGACAGCTTGGTATGTCGGCTTGTTTACATCTGACCCAACTGACACTGGCACTGCTGGCACTGAGGTGTCCGGTTCTGGTTATGCCCGCGTTTCGGCTACATTCAGTGTCACTGGCGACACAGCGTCGAACACAGCGTCGATTGAGTTTCCAGCGGCCAGCGGTGGCAACTGGGGTACAATCGGGTGGATCGGCATCATGGACGCGTCTTCTGGCGGTAACATGATTATCCATTCTGCGCTCGACACTGCCAAAGCCATCAATGATGGCGATGTGTTTCGCATCCCAACTGGCGACCTTGATATTACGGCAAGCTAATGGCCTTGCGCTCCACATATAACTCAGGGGTTTTTAACTCTGGGTTATACGGCGAGCCTGAGACGACGCAGGGCGCTGTTTCTGCGTCTATTGGCGTTTCTGTATCTGCGTCTGCCGTTACAATTGTTGAAGCGTCATCGTCTGCGTCCATTGCGTTTGTTGCGTCACAGCCTACGGGTGTTCGTATTGTTGACGCGTCGGCCAGCATAAGTCTTGGCGGCATTGCAAACGTATCTGCGATTACATACGAGGTTATCCCCGGCTTCCGTCCGGGTTATGGCTTAAACACTTACGGCTCTTATATTTACGGTGAGAACCGCAGCACGGAAGACGCCAGCGCAACTGCAAACATTGCGTTTTCTGTTAGCGTTGCTGGCGGGATTACGCGCAATGTTTCGTCCTCAACAGCAATTGCGTTTACGACGACGGCGCGTGGCGTTTATGACGTAGTTGGCTCATCTACTGCTGCTATTTCAATTTCTTCCGATTTAGAGTATATCAGGATAAGAAATGTTGCGGTTTCCGACAATATTGCGTTTACGCCTGTTGTGAATGCTAGATATAAATGGGAAGACGCACCCGACCCGACAACCATATGGACAGACGCATCTGATCCATCAACGACTTGGACAGAAGCAGACTACTTAGAGAGGGCCGCATAATGCCTACGACAACGACAAATTATTCTTGGAATAAGCCAACCGTAGGCGGCGACGAAGACGCTTGGGGTGGTTATCTAAATGGCAACTGGGACAGCTTAGACACGCTGCTTGGCGGCGTTAGCAATGCAGAGCTAAGCATCCTTGACGGCGCGACTGTTACGACAGCCGAGCTTAACTATGTTAGCGGTGTAACTTCTGCAATTCAAACCCAGATTGATGCCAAAATGGGTGCAACCTACACAGGCAATGTAGATATTACTGGCGAACTTGTAGCCGACAGCTACAACGAAACTTACGCTGCGGTTACATCGTCCAGCAACGCCACAACGGTCAACTGTGAGAACGCCAACAGCTTTAGCCACACGCTAACAGAGAACACCACGTTTACATTCAGCAACCCACCCGCAAGTGGTACGTCCTACACGTTCAGCATTGAGATCATCCAAGATGCCTCAGCTTCTGGCTACACAGTTACATGGCCTGCAAGTGTTGACTGGCCTGCTGCTACTGCTCCTACTCTGACAGCAACTGCTAGTGCGAAGGATGTCTTTGTGTTCACTACTCGGGACTCGGGTACAACGTGGTATGGCTTCACTGCGGGTCAGGCTCTTGGCTAAATTTGTAAAAAATAAAGAAGATGGGAAGTTTGTGCCAAAGCATGGAATGTGTGGCACGCCATCTTATTTATCGTGGCTTTCCATGAAGGCTAGATGCTTGAAGCCTCAAAATGTGCAATACCCTGACTATGGCGGCAGGGGCATTACTGTCTGCGAAAAGTGGATGGACTTTGAGGGCTTCTATGCTGACATGGGCGATCAGCCTGACGGGATGCAGATTGACCGCATAGATAATAATGCTGGTTACAGTCCTGAGAATTGCAGATGGG